CTGGTAAATCTAAAAAACAATTGCCTAAAAAGAAGATGAGCTAATGTTTATTCTTTTAATTGACCCTGCTGGTGCTTTAGTTGACTTTGGTGTTCGCTGTATGGCGGAAGGACACACCGTGAAGCAATATATTCGCCCACATGGTCAAGAGCGTTCCAAGATTGGTAAAGGCATTATTGACCAAGTCTTGAACTGGGAACTGTACATTAAACAAGCAGACTTAATTGTTTTGTCAGATAACGCATTCGAAATGCGTAAATTGGAAAAATACCATGAACAAGGTTATCCAATTATCGGGACAAACGAATTAGGTGCCAAGATGGAACTAGACCGTGATTATGGTCAAGAGATTATGCGTAAGGGTGGACTAGCAGTAGTTCCGTCTTTTGAATTCCATGATTACAACTCTGCCATAGACTTTGTTAAAGCTAACCCTAAGCGGTATGTATCCAAGCCCTCAGGAGATGCTGACAAGGCTCTGTCCTATGTTTCCAAGTCTCCTGCTGATATGGTATTTATGTTACAGCGTTGGAAGGCAAACGGTAAACAACGAGACTTTATCCTCCAAGAGTTTGTGCCAGGTATTGAGTTTGGTGTAGGTGCTTGGATTGGGCCTCATGGATTCAACAAGAACGTTGCAGAGGGGTTTGAGCACAAGAAGCTCATGTCCGGCAACTATGGCTGTAATACGGGGGAGCAGGGTACCGTTTTGAAATACTGCACAGAATCTAACCTATTCAATGACACCTTAAAACGCTTCGAAGATTACCTTTGCTATATAGGTCATACAGGATTTGTAGACTTAGCTTTCATTATTGATGACAAAGGCGAACCACGCCCCCTGGAATGGACTATGCGTAAAGGGTGGCCTTTCTTTAACATTCAACAAGCCGTCCATAAAGGCTCTGTTGTCGATTGGATGGTGGATTTAATCAATGGCAAAGATTCTCTCAAAGTTAGCTACGATGTTGCTACTGGTATCGTTATCCCTATTGGGGATTACCCTAGGTCTAAGACTACTGGACGTGACCATTCTGGATTTCCTATCTATGGTTTACCCGACCACCTTTCAAAAGATTTTGCCTTATGTGAGGTAATGGTTGGGAATGCCCCTCAGAACGACGAGAACGGCATTGTAGAGCGTCCAAGCCTAGTGACGGCAGGTGACTATGTACTCGTGGCAAACGGGGTAGGAAAGACCGTTAAACAAGCCTGTGAGCGTGCTTACAAAAACGTCAAGAAAATTGATATTCCTGACTGTATTAATGTACGGGATGATATTGGTGAAGGTATGGAGCATCAGATTCCAGCCCTTCAGAAGTATGGGTATGCCGAAAACTGGTGTTATGAAGAGTCAGACGAAGATTAATGGCAAAGTTAGCACCTCCACCTCCTACTAACCAAGACGTATCGTCTAGACAGTTCCGTGATTGGTTCTATAGCGTTTTCCAATTTATTAACCAGCAAACTGGTACCTTGGGAACAATGGCTTATGAGAATGCCAACTCTGTAGCAATTACAGGGGGTTCGATTGGTGGTGTAGGAATTACAGGTTCTACCATCAACAATACCCCGATTGGTAACACCACACCCTCTACTATTTCAGGCACAACTATATCTGCTACAAGTCAATTTAATGGCTCTGGTGCAGGTCTAACAAATATTCCCTATACAGGAATTACTGGATTAGCAACAGTTGCTCATACAGGAGCTTATTCAGACCTTACAGGCAAACCTACAGGATTATCTGTCACAATTACTACTGCAAAATTAACCGTTACCGGCACTAATGGAAGCATGACCTTTACCAATGGAATTCTAACTGCACAAACCCAAGCGACCTAATTATGGCTATCAATCTAACCGATGACGAACTCGAAGAACTCGTTGAAAAAGTAACTGAAAAAGTTATTAACAATTTCTACCAAACCGTAGGCGAAGGTGTGGTTACCAAAGCCATTAAAATTATTGGTATGGGTGTAGTTGCCCTATTAATTTATCTAGCAGGTTCTGGACAACTCAATATCAAATGAAAGAAGTGCTGAAACAACTTCTGACCGGCAAAGATAATGAAACCTACGATTTGGGTAGGGTGTCTTGGCTCATCGGTATGGTAGCTGTGATTGGTCTAGCATTCTATGAAGTTATGAACGCACAGGTTAGCCTAAGAGAACTAGCAGAATCCTTAGGAATTGTTTCCGCAGCAGGTGGAGCTAGTGTCGCTATGAAGCAGAATGCAGAGCCACAATGAACTTTTTACTTAAATTAATAGGCGGTATTGGTGGACAAACTTATATTTATATTGCTCTTGTATTTGGCGGGTTTAGTGCTGGCTTTTATGTTGAGCATCTACGTTTTGTGGAGTTCAGACAAGAAGTCCAAATTGCAGGAGAAAAGCAACAGGCAGAGACTGAAGCCAAAATCAAAGAACAGGAATTAATCAATGAAAACATTAAACAAACTTATGAAGCTCGTCTTACTAGCATCCATACTTTCTATACTGGGATGCTCGACTCCCGTAGCGGTGCAGTGTCCAGCGTTCCCAACGCCACCATCACAGTTAATGGAGAAACCCATAACATACTATCTGTTGCCGAAGAATGCTCCGTCACAACAGCACAACTAATGACGCTTCAGGATTGGGTTAATCAACAAATTAGCTTAAACAAATGAATAACGAACAATTAGCATCTTGGGTAACTTTAATAGCTACATTTACTTTATGTGTAACTGTATTGGCTATGGTTACTGTGTTTATGTTTGGATTCTTTGACCCTCAGGTAGATAACAATAAACTATTTGAAATAGTAGGCCCTGCATTTCAAACCATCGTTGGTGGATTTATTGGTTTGATTACAGGGATTAAAATAGGCTCGGATAGTCAAGCCACCTAGAGGGTATCCACAACCTAGATATTTTGTGGCTTTCTATCTAGGGCATCAACGAATTGGCAGACGAGGTGGTGTCCCCTCACCCTGCCATCTCTAAAGATTTAGTACGAACTTCCTGAACACGTCTAGTCCAACCCTTCCCAAAGGTGGCAAAAGTAGAAAGTGACTCTAGGAATGCTTGGCGTTTGTCACAAAACTCGTTAATCAGGGTTGTAGGTTTAATCAGGTTTATAGCAGTAACAGTGTTATTGCCGATAGCACCATCAGCAAAAACACCCACGATTTCCTGTATGAAACGAGCAGAACGACCCACACCACTATTAATAGCACAATCAAAAATGCAATAATCAAGTCCCGAAGGAAGAGAATCTCCGTGTATGGCATCCCAGTAATTCCTTTTATAAAGTGGTTTCACATCTTCTTTAGTCAGGGCTTTCATATCATCTACTGTGACAGGATGCCCAACGAAAGATTCCCATACCTTTTGAGTGCATCCCCAATTAGTAGGCCCGCCTGGGTCTTTTGGATTATTAACGAATCCTCCCTCGTTTACGATGACAAGGTCGAACGATTTATCCCAATTTCTGTTCATTGGCTTTCTCCTTGGCTTGATTGATAGCTTGCCATAGTATTGCCATCAACCCTTCTTGGATTAAGAGTTTCATACCATCGGCATCAATATTCAATTCGCAATCTGCTGACCCATCAGGGTTTTCACAAATCTCTGTCAGTTCTATTTTCATACTTTGAATACCTCTCCACGAAAGAATGCTAACCCCTCGTCTTCATCAATGACTTGTACAAGTTCAGGGGGCATTAGTTGTCCATTACGGAAAGTCAATACTGCAAATCCTGACCGCCAATTGACGGCTGTGTCTTCTAGGTACTCCCACTTATCACCTCCAAGTGCAGCCATCGTTCCTGTGTCTACACCATATTTATCGCCAGTATAATCTGTCCAAGGAGTTACTTTGAGTGAATGCAGGTGACCAGTAACCATTGACACTCCGCCCTTCAGGACGTTGTTATATTGTGCATGGATACCATTGTGCCAACGGTGCTTAATCATTGTGTTGTTATTGACCATAATTGACCAAGAATATTTCCAATTAGGTAGGTGGTCTGCTAGAGCAAAGCCCTTAACACCCTCATACTGAGGGAGTACATTAGACAACTTACCGTCAAAACGCAGGTCGTGATTGCCAATAGTGCGGTGCAAAATAGCGTTACCTGAAACAGATTCAATCTCTGCCAAACGTGCTTGAACTTCATCTAACTCCTCCTTGACTGTGGGGCTATCTGCATATCCA